AGTTGAATCTGTGGCTATCGCAGGTGCTACTGAACAGTTTGTGAAAGTTGGTGAAACAATTGCACTGTCTGTTACTGTAAGCCCTGAAGATGCAGACCAAGTGGTTACTGTTGCGTCTGATAATGAATCCATTGCTAAAGGAGCTTAATAATGGCACGAGTAAGCAAAGCAGCATTGGCTGCAAAAGCTGCTCAGACTGTTAATGTACAAGGCGTTGCTGCTGGTAGCGCCAACATTACTGTTGCAGCTAAAACTGACCCAACTAAGAAAGCAACTGTTAAGATTACTGTTGTCGATGGCTCTGTTACAACTTCGAGTGTTACAGGTCTGGTTGTAGAGGGTACTCAGGAAATTACAGCAACTGTTTCTGGTCTTGGTACTGGTTACACTGTTGATTGGTTTGTTGAGCCTGATACCGGTGATGAAGGTTATGTAACTGTTGTAAAAGATGGAACAGACCCACTGAAGGCAACCATTACTGGTGTTAAAGAAGGTGGTGGTCGTGTTGGTGCTAAGGTTACTTATAAAGGTCTTGAGTTTAGTGATTCAAGCCGAGTATCTTGCGACCCAAAACCAGCACCTGATGCATAATATAAACAACTAACCTAAAGGGGTGTTGAGGTTTAATACCTCGCATCCCTTTTTTCGTTTCTAAGGAGTGTAAAATGGCTGATGTACCATCACCACTGTATAAGCTCAACTTCCCTGTTGAGACAGAAGAAGCACTTGCATTTTGGTCTTCTCGATTTAAAGCAAATCGTATTAAGGCAATCATTGCTTTCTCTTTGAATGAAAGTAATGCGAATGACAACCTTCGTCGTTTTAATTATCCTCGACAATTCCGTCGTCGTGCTCTCGCAGCATTTAGTCAGTATGTGAACCAACCAGCTATGAGTGGTATTCCACTATCTGATGGTTCTAAAACTTGGTGGGAAGAGATGCCATATCCGGGAGATTTTAACTCGGAGCCAACGCCCCCAAAGCCAAGTAAACCCACAATTACATCTCAACCAAAGAGTGTAACTATTAAGTTGGGTCAAACGTTTAGTATGAGTGTAACTGCAACTGGTAATGGCGTAATCACATATCAGTGGCAAGAGAAGCAAACCACTGGAGTTTGGAACAATATTACTCATACAGAGCAATCTTGGACTTCCTCCGTAATTAACAAAACTGGTGTTAGGACATTCCGAGTGATTGTTACTAATACACTTGATGGTGCTAAGGAGTCTACGACCTCTGATGAAGCGGTAGTTACAACTCAAGCGGCATAAGGAGAAACTATGTATGCCTTCTTAATTAAAGCTTTAATTTTGTTTGGTGAAAATTTATTGATAGCTATCTTTGGAGAGCCCACTATTAAGTGGGTATTCTTTAAAATTGCTAAGTGGATTGCGAAGAAGACACCAACTCCACTTGACGATGAATTCATCGAGAAGGTTGAAGAAAACTATCCTAAGAAATAATCGGAGCCAAGAATGAATATTGATACTTACAAAGATTTGAAAGAAGCGGTTGCACTTTGGCTCAACCGTAAAGACTCAGCGACAATTAACAACATTCCAATGTTCATTAACTTCGCCGAGAAGCAGTTTACCCGTTTGGTTAAACTTCCATACTACGAGGTTAAGTCTGAGTTTACTATTGATGAAAACTTTGACTATGTTGTAATCCCACAGGACTTCTTGAGTGCCAAACACATGATGGTTAATGGTAAGCCATATAACCGTGTTGATGTTGAAACATTCATGCGTATGAAGAACTTGAACAACACCCGAGATTATGTGACAAGTAAGAATGACCCTGATAGTGGTGTGATTCTCAGTGACCAAGCAGGTTCTACATCTGATAAAGCCTACTTCTTCACTCGTATTGGTGAGCAGATTCACTTCCTTCCAACCCCGAAAGTTGGTGATGTGGTTGAGCTTATCTATCGACAGGATATTCCTGAAATGCAGTTTGACAATGACCAACCATATTCACTTCTGGTCGCCCCAGATGTTCTCTTGTACCTGTCCATGCGACATGCATCAATCTTTATTCGTGATGTTGAAATGGAACAGTACTGGATGAGCAAAGCACAAGAAGCCGCTGAATCTGTACAAACTCAGATTGATGAAGCTGAATGGTCTGGCTCTGCATTTGTTGTCCCTTACTTTGACCACTAATGGAGGATTAATCAATGTCAATCGTACTTAATGCACCTGTCCAGCCTAGAGCATATGCTGCGCCTCGTGCAGATGAATCTGCGGAAGACATTGTTGCAGGGGGCCAGCCGAACGTTGGCCTTTTTGCTTGGACTACGAATGATTTAACTGGTATTAAAGATATCATCACGTATGTCAAAACAGCACTTGCAGCAGCAGAACGAGCAGAAGCGGCAGCAGAACAGACTGAAGCAACTAAGAATCATGTTGATGAAGTTGCAGGTAGATATGAAGCAATCGTAGCACGTATAGACCAACAGTATGAAGATATGAAGAAACTGGCAGATACCATTAATGTTGATGTTAATGAAATTCACCAGTACGTTGACCAAGCGAAGAATATTCAGATTGCAGTCAACAACCAATATCAGCAGATTGATAAATGGCGAGCAGAGATTATGAAGTACCAGATGCTTGCTGTTTATAAGTTCTATGACGATGAAACGTCTGAAACTACTCACACAGTTGATGTTACAGATGCAACTGTACAGTTACTTAAATTGAATGCCTCAACAACCACTTTAACTATCCAATCCCCAGCAGGTGAAGTTGATTTATGTCGTCAGCTAACACTTATGCTTCAACAGGGTACTGGTGCAAACAAAGTTAAGTGGCCTACTTCAGTACGTTGGAATAATGGTCGTGAACCTGTCTTGTCATATGATAATGGTAAGATTGATGTTATCACACTGTTAACTAAAGATTCTGGCACGAAGTGGTATGGCTTCTACAATGGAGGTTGGTTCGATGCTTAATAGCTTCTTCAATAGCAATTTTGAGCAAAGTGATGTTCTCTCTATGATGAGGGGACATAAAAAGTTTCTTGATGTTAATACTGGCTTAACTAATGATGCTAGTAAAGAACATTATGTGTTTAATCCGGAGAAAATCCTCTCCAACAACCGACACTTCATTGCCCGTGCTCAGATGGAAGCTCAACCGAACGGTGACGCAACTACTGAGGGTCAATCCCTACAGATTCTTGGTTTTGCGTATGCTTACATGGCCACAGGCTTAGAGGAGTATCGTACAGCAGCCAAGGAGTGTTTTGATGCGTATATTGACCATTTCTATAACAGTGCAGGTGATAACCCTATTCCTGACACTCCTAAACGTTATATCTGTAACTGGATTATAAACGGCAAAGAGCCTGTCTTGGCTAACTGGCCTCTTGCTGAAGATGGTTACCCAACTCATGGTGGTTTCCAAGGTGAGATGTTAAACTGGACTAATGGTAAAACTCAGATTCCTCATGGAGCTCCATATTGGGGTGAATACCTTGATAAATTTACCTTTGCATTCGATGGTGCTTTAGGTTGGAAATCAATTGTTGCTACCGTTTATGGCTTAAAGGATGATGGTGTTACAACGGATTGGGATAAGAAGGGAACTCAATATGATGTTGATTGGGTAATTGCTTATACTGGTCAGAAGATTGATTGGGATGGTAATGTAATTTCAGAAGGTCACCCAGACTCTGAGAAGGGCACTGTTCAGTTGAAAGATACTTCTGTAAATGGTCAGCATAAAGCGAACTGGTGTAACCGTCAACCCGTTGAGCATGGTGGTTACCTGATGGGTCGTAACAAACCTTGGCATAACCGACCAATGAACGTTCCAGTTGAAGGTACTTTGAACTTTGGTAATGCATCGGATGCTGAGCAGTGGTTCCTCGATGCTGCTTATGTTATGTGGAAGATTGCAGATGCTAGTGACCCAGATAAGGCTAAGTATGAAATGGTTTGGAAGTGTGCAATGGTTACAGTTGACGAGTATGCTCGAATTGACAGTAATGATTACTTCTTCCGTAAAGAAGTTGGTGCACTCTCCCCATACACAGATGGTATCTCTTATGACTACACATATCCGGATGGAGTAAACATTACATATGGTCGAGATTCTCAGGGTTATGTTGATGTTGCTGCTGACAAAGCTGCACAACATACTCTTGAACAGCAAGCGGTTTGGTTTGA